TCAGAAGGTCCAGGCCAATATCCAAAAACAGCTATTCGAGTCAAACCTAATACGTCTCCTGCAACAGAAGATAAAGCAATTGCAAAGTCAATATTGGATCAACCTCAAATTACAGATTTGTTTCCAGAGCCAACATATGAAGAATTAGAAACAGCATTACAAGAATGGATGAATCCAGAAAATGCTGACTCTGATACTACTTCAACTCAGAACTCAACGACAACAAATACATCGACTACAGAAACAGTAACTAAGAAAACTGATGTAGCAGAAGCATTCAACGACTTATTTAACGATTAATAAAGGACCAGTTATATGGCAAAGAAAAAGAGCGAACTGGAAGATTCTTTAGCTTCAACTCTCGCAGATAGCATTAATAAACAATTTAAAGGGCAAAATTATAAATCAGCATTTTTTCTAGATGGTGATGAAGATGCTCCTACAAATGTTAACGAATGGGTATCTACAGGATGTTCAATGCTAGATCTAGCTATTTCAAATCGTCCGAACGGAGGTTTTCCTGTTGGTAGAATTACCGAAATAACAGGACTTGAGGCTTCAGGTAAATCCTTATTAGCAGCTCATACCTTAGCAGAGACACAAAAGAAAGGCGGATTAGCAGTATATATTGACACAGAGTCAGCTAGTAGCGCAGAATTTTTAACAGCTATTGGCGTAGATTTAAAAACTATGCTATATGTTCCATTAGAAACAATTGAAGAAATATTTGAAACTATTGAAACAATTGTTGAAAATGTTAGAAAATCTGATAAAGATAGATTGGTAACAATAGTAGTAGATTCAGTAATGGGAGCATCTACCAAAATTGAAATGGCAATGGAATATGATAAAGATGGATATGCAACTTCCAAATCTATTATATTAAGCAAAGCCATGAGGAAAGTTACCAACTGGATAGCTAGAGAAAGAATATGCTTAATTTTTACAAATCAATTAAGAACTAAATTAGGC